AGGAAGAAGTTGAAATAAACCCGGGCTCGTTCGTGTCCCCATACGCGTACAAATATGTAGTGCGACTTGACGAAAAACCCGTATTTTGGGACCAGGTTTTGGACCTTGATCCGATGCTGAGAGCGACCAAGGGACTGTACATGATTAAGTACACGCCACGAGGCAGTAAAGACTACAGAAAAGGGCGCCCGTTCAAGATTGGACAAGACCTCATTCGCTGGGACATTCGCGTATCCGGAACCAGAGAATGGGCAGAACTGTGCGAGAGAATTCCCGAGTTAAGATGGTTGTCCAGAAACAGCACCTTAACCGAAAACATGTTCAAATTGGCAGTCAGACATCCAGGCATGTCGTTCTGGTTTAGTATAAAATGGGATGAGTACGAAGCGAAGCTCCAGGCACAATCCGAATCCGTGCTAGAGAAAGCGTTCGTGTCCAGGAAATGTTCCGTTGCCAACTACAAGGACAAGTACAAGGAAAATGACAAGAGCGTTCTCATCCGCTACTTCAATGACGTATTAAAAGAAGTAAACGAAGCCGAAGCATTACCTGCCGTGCAAGACGAGATGAGATCTGAAGCAGGAGAAGGATACGATAGGTCTCGTAAACTGGAAAGGGATCCTATCACAGGACAGTTTATAAAGAAGGAGAAAATGTAGGTTATGCCAGCAAAGACTACTAAGCAAACGATTACACATAAAGATTACGTTAGACTCAAGACCTTGGGCATCACCGGTCTCATCGACAGCTCCATAGATCCTATAGTCCGTGCAGAACGTTACTTGTTCGTCAACGATATTAACCAGGTCAAAAAGGAGAGACTTGAAGAGTACATTATCTGGTACTTAGGTGACTCTGATAGACTCAAGAATTTCTTTACCCGTGCTAACTCGATCGACTACAACATGGATCCACTTTATAACGAAAACAAGAAGAGCTACTTCTGGGCCGTATCCAGTACCGAACACGACATCAAGAGAAGCCACAGTGGACATCCGCGTAACATAGTCGATACCATCGTCTACATCATGTCTATCCCAACGATCAAGCACAAGGATGAGACTGTGGATGATAATCTTCACAAGATTCTGAAGGCGAATAAGTTCAAGCAGCAAATCTCGCAGAAGTCCCGACCCATGACATTAGTTGAAGGCTGGGGCGCCTGGAAGATCAACTGGGACAAATCCCTTTCGGAATATCCGATCCTCCTATACTACCGTGCAGACCGCGTGGACTTCATCTACCAGAGCAATCAACTTAGAGCGATCATATATAAAGACTTCTTCCAAGATGCGGAAGGAAAGAATTACGTTTTATACGAAACCAGAAGATTAGGTGACTATGAAGATCCTGCTACTGGACAGGTAACTACTAGCCTCTTCATTGAGAAGGAATTGTTCGAGGAGACTCAGGCGGATACGCTCATCCCGTGCAAGCTTAACAAGCTCCCGCAGCTTAAGGATGTACAGCCACAGATCGTCATCAGCAACTTCAAACATTTCTTGGGCTATCCCAACATCTTCTATGCTGATGCCTCTGAAGAATTTTACGGCCGCAGTATCTTCACCGGGAAGACAGATATCTTTGACGACTTAGACCAATGTTTTTCCCAAAGCGCGAATGCCGTACGTAAAAGTACCATACACGAATACTTCAACACCTTATATCTAGAAACTGACCCAGCTACAGGTCTACCGATTCAACCAGATGCGTTCGACAGAAAATACATTAAATTTACCGGAGCGCAAGGAGCGGATGGAGCTAACGCCGGATCTACACCCGTGCAAGTTGTACAGCCGCAATTGAACTTTGTGCAATATGCGGAAGAGGAAAAGAATCTTCTTCTTAACGCGATTGCTGGAATCATGTCTCCTGCAGCAATGGGATTAGACATCGCCAAAAAGGATAATGCGGAGAGTCAAAGGGAAAAGAACCAAACCACAATCTTTACCAGAAACAACCTCTTGGATGAAGAGGGACCCATCTTCGAACACATATGCAGCGATTTGCTCGTAGCGTATGAGCTAATGCATCTTAAGAAGGGTGAAGCAATCACCTGCACAGAATATGATGTGAGCGTACAGTATGCAGAATTTGCATCTGACAGTTTCGAGAAGAAGCTTGAAACAGTTCAAACCGGTTGGGCAGGAGGATTACTCTCTGATGAAATGGCCATCGATATGCTCTACGGCGATTCCATCTCCGAAGAAACACGTAAACGCGAACTCAAATTCTTACAAGAAGAAAGAGCAAAGGCTGAACAAGGTCCTATGGGCGGTCTTCCACCCGAATCCGACCCTGCAATGCAAGGTGATATGGGTGCGTTAGGAGCAGAGAATGCTTATAACGATCAGATGAAAAAGGCCCGTATCGACGAATTGCAACAAGATATGGGAATTCCCGAAATGGACAACCTTGATGCCGAAAAAATCCCAGGATAAGGCTAAAAATGAACAAAAATAGCAAAGTAACAATACATCGCTATACCAATTTATATGTCAAACGAAGGCTCACAAAGCTGGAAGTTGACATTTTTGGTATTATCGCTAATGGTTTGCTCCACCACACTCCTAAAGCCAAGATGATGTCGCAGCTTAAGAAGGAGATTCTGATCGTCAGCCGTGCAATAGAGCTGGATCAATCTGAGATTCATCAGTTGTGGTTGAATGCTTACAGCCACTATCTGACCATATCCAAGAAAACTTTCTCCTCCTTGCGCAAGATCGAATTAAAGTTTGGGAAGAAGGAAGATTACGAAGAGAGTCTGAAGCAGCGCAGAGCTGTGATCTACGACAGTATCCGTGCTAAGATCCAGAAGAATGATCTGGTTCGGGAGGCTAATACGGTAAGGTTCAGGTACGAGTACCGTCTAAAACACGATCAAATTTTCGGGCCTTTTGGTTTAATCGCAAAGGCTCAGGATGCTGGATCTGGAGAGGGAGCACGGTACAGCCCCTTCTTCCTGGCATCATCGCATCCAAAACCAGCCAAGGATCACGCTGCTTGGGAAGGGAAGATGTATTACGACGCGGATTGGGAAAAATTTGTTCCAGAATCTGACCCGAATCATAAATCCATTTCAGCTTATATCAGAAATCATAAACTTCAAACTGTACAGTGGGTCGTAGGAGCACCTGTTTATCTCTGTACAAGGCGAAATTGTAAGCATTATCTGAAGAATTTACCATTAGATGATGTTCTACATGCGTCCAATAAGAAACTGTTAAATAAATATCGTATGTACATGCCTGAAGAAGTACCTGCTTCCAGGGAAGTTTTGATGTATAGAGAGTACCGTGCAAGACTCCAGATTGAAGAGCTGCTTCAGGAGCTTGTTCCTAACGAGAAGTTGGAAAGCGATATTAAGAAAGATAAGAAATTGCTTGAAAAGTGGAAAAATATGCTGTAGCATATCATCAGGAAGTTGATTCATGGCTTCCTACCTACTTTCTGAAAGGGCTTGGCTGATTTTCAAGATTTTTCTTGGCTCCTCTATAAATGTAAACATTCATTGTACCAGCCAAGCCAATGCGACGAGTATCCATAGTCACTTGTGGATACTTTTTCTTTTACCATCAGTCGCATCTGACTCTGGATGGGAGCCGTGCTCGTAGATGACGCAGCATCTTGGCAGAAAAAAAGATTCAGGCTTTTGACCTGAACCTTGATTCTAAAGTTAAATTAGTAATTGCAGTATTCGTGGAAGTAGATTTGGTAGTCTTCAAGTTCGTTGTCGTTACTTTCTAGAACACGTTCTAATTCACGTAACGATTGTGATTTGAAGTGCTTTTTAATGTCCAAGTACTTTTGTAGTTCCTTGAACACTTCGCCAATGGTAGAGCAGTAGTAGACGTCGTAGTCGACCACGTCTAATATGTAGCGTTCTTTAAAGTACTTATGTTCTTTGTCGGTATTGATGTAGTAGTCGTTACCACATTCTTCAGCAAGAGTTACTTGTTTAAGAGTTTTGTAGTGGCGTTCTAATAACCAGTCAAAACCTTCGCACATAGAAGACCAAGCACTTTCGTAGTAGATTGTGAAATAACTTTCGTCTTTGTTATTAACGATTTCGGTTATGTCGTCGATGTTGCCACGAATGTACCCATTTTCACTTGAAT